TATTGTCGCAAATATCGGCAACTTTTGTGACAACATTGTACGGCAATTGTCCGTACCTGCCGTAAGTTTATGCCTTATGGCCTCACAAATCCCTGCTGAATCAGGCCAGCATTATCGCAATTAAAGCACAGACCTTCACCTCTTAGATTCAGCTGCCTTGCCCAGATAGCAAGTGATTGGTTGTAGCCATCAAGAAAAGTAGCCATAGCCCTCTCGGTAAATTCCCGGTTGCCCTGAGCAAAGTAGTTAGCTCTGGGGCTGGCTACCTTCTGCCAAAGTATCTGGTAGCATAGTAGGTTTGCCCAGGCATCCAAAAGAAACTCCTTCTGCTGGCAGATGAAGCTATCAAGTGAGCAGAGTAGTTGGGCATCTATGTATATTCCTGACTGGCTGCTGTCCTGATTCCAGCTATCTCCGAACCCATAGCCAAGCGGAGCAGTCACGGGGAAGATGCTCCAGCCATTGCGCCATAGGTAGGTGAAGCGAGTAGCGCACTCAATGTCCATTTGATTCCAGCCCCAGTCGGTGAACATGCCTGTTGTGGTTGGCAGATTTGTGCAATCAACCGCCACCATGATGTTGATCTTATCAAAGTCGGAGTAGAACTCATTGTTCACCGGAACATAGTTCATGCCCTCAACCAGATCAACTGTGCCACTATCCAGCAGCTTGCCATCCTGAGTTTGATAAATGTACCAGTCAATGTTATTAACAGGCGCACCGGCATTGTAGATGTATATCTGCTTTACTCTTAATGACAGATACTTGCTGCCTTGAATGCTCACAAATGCTCCTTTAAGAATTGCCTCTGCCGGAACTGTCTGCACTTGCTGCCACTGCTGTACGAACTGCTTGCGAGTCTGGAATAGAACCTGATCCAGCTGAGCCTCTGCTGCGCTATATAGGGCTGATTGAATGTCTCTCTTTATCCTTACATAACTCACATTCTGGGCTGAGTTCCACATGCCCACATAGCTTATCTGCTCCGGTGTGGCTATCTTATCAAGCAACTCCGAACTCATGCCCGGATAGTCATTGATGTATAGGCCAGACAATGGCTCACCTGTGGTGCAGCCCTTTAGTCCGATGTAGTTCTGGAGACAATTCATAAGGACAAAGTTAATTATTCTGAGCTTTCTCTGAGCCTGCTGAGGTAATGCGGAAAATCTTACTTGTAAGTGCTGCCCATGATCCAAGAACCTGAGCCAGAATAAACATCAGCACCGAATCCGATGCTTGCACCTGATTAATCTTATAGAGGTAACCCACTCCTAAAAGCAACCCAATCAGCACAGCAGTGGTGCAGGTGTAGGCATACACTTGCATCCGCTTGCCGAAGGTATTGCGAATCATAGACCAGGGATTAATCCCTTAAGCAGGCCACCTACAAATCTGCCCCTCCTCTCTGCTCTCTCCGATTTGCCTGTCTTAGTGGTGGCAACTGAGTCAACATAGATAACTGATTCTGCCACTGCCTTTGTCTGAGCTTTAATGCTATCAATTCTTGCCTCGCACCGGGCAACTCTGAACAATGCTGCTGTGGTAAAATTCTCGTTGTCCTGGACAAGTTTATCCAGCTTCTGGTGTGCTTGCTTTGCGAAATACACATCACCTGCAACATAGCCAACCATGAGCAGAAGGACAAAAATAGTTTCTCTTGACACTGTCATTTCTTTCTTAACTTTTTGATTTCAACCCAAATTTTTTCATAGCCAGTCATCATCCTGACTTCTCCTTTCTCATCCTCCCACAAATCTTTTTGCATCATGCGCTTGTGGATGTCATAGATAATTACTCCTAAACGATAAAGTAAAATTACTGCCCAGCCATGTGAGTATGCCCAGGCTTCCAGCTCGTTGTAAAATTGAATATCAGGGTTTGTCAAATTCGTAATTAAGATTGCTCCGTAGGCAGGCAAATCACCCATGAATTTGACCAGCTCAGATTTAATTTCGTTTGTCATTAGTATGTCCAGATGAGCGACTGTGGCTTCGTTGGATCACAATCAACATGGATAAATGTACCTGCAATTCCTATGCGGACAAAGCCAACCTCAAGCAGTGCCTGAACTATCTTGAGCCTATTGACCGAATCATTGCAATGGATGTCAGCAGCCCAGCCTCCCAGATGTGGAGAGTTACTGACTGCTTTATATCCTCTTTTTTTTAAACTGATATTATGAGCCTGAGTTCTGAATCCTGAGTTAATCCGGAAGGCAACACCAGCAATTTCTCTGGCCTTGTCCAGCTTAGTCAAGAACTCCTCTTTCATGTTGCTTCCCGAACCAGGAGCATCTGGTGAGTCAAATTCAGAAAGCTTAAAATACTTCAGTTGCATTGCGTAAAGTTACTTAGTTCTGGTAAATTTTTTAGCAGCACTTTTCACTGACTTTTTACCAACACAGCCCCAAGCTTGTCTGCTCAAGTCATTAGGGCAAGGTTTCTTCCCCTTGCATTTGGGTATCCCTGATGATCTCGCACAATAAGCATCACCTTTCGGTGTGCCTGGTGCAATGGAATAGCCCTTAGCACCGAACTTGACCGTTTTGCCATTGACCTTCTTTTGAAACTTTTTCTCAGCCATTATCTGCCTTGTCCTTTATATGACTTCTGCCTTGCTGCCTTTGGCTTTCTGCTCTTGCTATGCTTACCCTCTCTGCGCTTGCCAAAGCTAATCTTAGCCACCGGAGTGCTGCCTGTCTTTGCCTTTTTCATGCTCAAATATCGTTTATTATCACTTACTTTTGTAATCCACTATGAGCATTGAAGATAACATTCACGCAGAGAGAAATGGAGCTGCTCCGGGTGCTTGCCAATGGCAGGCACTTCGTGAAGGATCAGGCCAACCCTAACCGCTATAAGAAGCATTGGGGAAATGACCAGCAGACAGCTGATATGCTCGGTGTGATGGGGGAGTATGCTGTCAGTAAGGCTCTCAAGATTCCAATGGATATGTCTTGCGGTCTGGAAGGTGATGGAGGTACAGACCTAATGATGGATGACTACAACATTGATGTCAAGACCACCAAGTACAAGACCGGGAAGTTAGTCTTCAATTTAAATGATGAGCTGAAGGCTGATGTCTACATCCTATGCTGGGCAATTGAACAGGCAGCAGAGGTAATTCTACAAGGCTATATCAGAAAGCAAAGCATGGCTGCTGTCATGGTTCAGCAAAACTTAGGCTATGGCCTCCGAAATGTAATCGAGCAGAGACATTTAAAGCCTATCTCCCTACTTTTAGCTTATAGGGAAGGAAAGTAGGGTGAAAAGGTAGGGTGAAATTGTGACAAATTGGAACAGGTTGCCTACAAGTTGTAGTCACCTGGGGACAATGTGTCCCCATCATCTTAGACCTGCTCTGCCCTTCTCCTTTGCAGCCTCATACTGCTCCTGACTCACAGGCCAAAGCTGATGCCTGCAATTATAGCCTCCTCGGTAAATAAAGATGGTGCTGCTGTTAGTGCCTTTCATTCTGCCATCCCAGCCTTTTAGATTGGCCCAGGCTTTGACCTGGTCAGTGGTAAAGTATCTGCCTGACCTTGAAACGCAGAAGGCTCTGGAGTCATTTATGACAGTGCCAGCATAGAGATAATACTCTACATCCAAATCCTCCGCAATAGTCTGGATATACTCACTGTTAAAGGTCATCACAGCATCATTAGTTGTCTGCTTAATATACCTATTCAGAAATGCTGACTCCTCTGGAGTGCCTTCAATAAATCGCCTTAATGTCTTGTTGAGTTCAGACCTTGTGCCTATGCCTGCAATGTTATCCTTTAGTACTTCCTGAATTGCTGTGCCAAAGTTTTCCCTGATGCCAGCACCAAGCAGAGCATCCTTGGTTGTGGCTATGTTAGTCTCAAGGATAGCCTTATAGAGAGCCTTCTTTTCACTGAAGTCACCTAATGCCACAGTGATGTATTCATTGCTTAGCTCCGAAAGCATTTCAAAGCCCTTGATGACCTCAGACACTTGTGCCTGGTAAGGAGCATTAGTAACAATAGTGTCAGCAATTTCTTTCTTGAGTTTTATCAGCTCCTTCAATGACTTGGCTCTGTCCTTGGGATCAAGTGACAGATTAGAGGCAAGGTCAATTACCTGATCGGATAACTTGCTGAATACCCTGGGCAGAGCATCATCCATCCGGCTTTCAATTGCCAGCTGAAGTTCCTGAATTTGCTTGATTAACTCAGTAGGTGTTGCCACTATTATTCAATTTCACCCAGAAGTTTATTGATTTTGGCATTGAGTGTTTCAAAAAGTGCAGTGTTGCCTGCCTTACCTGCTCTCTCAGCAGCAAGTGATAGCTGCTGAATTGCAAGTGGTAGCTTGCCTAAGTTGTCAGCCTCCTCTGCTGCTGAACCTGGCTCAACATCATTGTCCATCAATGGCACAATTCCTGACCTAATCTGAGACTGCTTCTCTGCTGCCATAGCATAAACCTCTGCCCTCTGGATAGCGAATGGCTTATCATACCATGTCGCATCCTCTTCCACTTTCTGCATGATAAATGCTGCAAGGTTAGCACTTAGGATGTAATCGAGCTGAGAGCAGCCATTGCTGGAGAGCAACACAGTCTTTTCATCTGTGGTCTTGAATGGCAGTGGATCAAGGCTGCTCAGGAGCTTGAGATAGGTCTTTTGAATGCTATTCTCTCCGTACAATTTCTCGACATAGTCCATCTCAATCCCGGCAGTAATCAATGGATTAAATTTGCTATCCACTGCCTTCTTGAGCTGCTCTGATACCATGTCGGCAGTCATCACATCATAGTCAGTAGGCACAGTGATTTGCGGAAGTGCAGCCTGTATCTTGTCGCTGTCCATCAAGGAAGATGCAAAAAGTGCATTATACCTCTGGAGCATGATGTAAAAGCAGACCTTGCGATAAATCTGTGCCAGATGAACGGTCACCGAAAAGCAGAAGGTGTTTAGCTCCTTTCGGTCATACTCTTTGGCTATGCCAGACTGAGCAGCTGGTATCTGGCTGAGCAATTCCAGACCTATGGCTTTGAAGCCTTGAAATTCCTTTTGTAATATGTCCTCTTGAAACAATTTAACTGTCTCTACTGGCCTCTCTATGTAGCCAGCCGGAGGCACTGGTGGAATCTGTGGAGTAGGATTAACTGCACTCACCCGGTCAATGTTAATCTCCATTAGGCCGAATGGTGAGCTGCTTGCCCTGCCTGAGCCTGAGCAGTCATTACAGCTGACCTTCTCCTCCTTCCTATTTGTCCTTATCCCTGTGCCATTGCAGGTCTTACAGGGTGACATCTTCAATGCCCACTTTTGAGGCAGGGCATGCATTGCCCAAAGTATGTTAAGGTCATCAGTTCTGAATAGCACTTCATTCCATGCCGGTAGGCAAGGAGCAAGCACCGAATCATAGACTAATTTGCCATCCTCTTCTTCGTAAATAATGTTGCCAACCTTACAAGCTGGCAAATAGCCAAACTCATAGGGCAGAATGAAGACCTGGAATGGCTGGTCATAGGTGTATAGATTGACCTGCCTGAATAACATCAATCCCTGAGTGGTGATGCAGAGAAACTGATCCCACTTCTTGCGATTCATGTCTACATACTCATCAACCTTAGTGATGACAAAGTCCTCCTCTTCCCAGATTAAATCTTCTGATTCAATAATCTGAGGGTAAGGTCTTGACCAGTCTAGAGTAGTAGTGCCTGATGGGTCTTCTACAAAGTCTTCATAGTCCGGCAATGTCACCACTACCGCATTCGCATCCATCAGATAGGTTTTCAAAAACACATTAAAGAGCCATGTCTCAAGGCTGCCAGTCTTTGGCAGTTCATCTTTGACATAATATTCAAGAGTGTTGTCATTGAGTCCTATGCGCTCTGCTATGCCTGTCTTCTGAAAGTCAGACTCAAACTTTATCTTAAAATCATCAGCCTGCTGAATCTTTTGCAAGAAGGTGTAAACCCTTCCTGTGGCAGTGGTGGTAGGTGCTTGCCATCTACGCCTTCTGTACTCCTTCATCCAAGGTTCTTCACTCGGATGTTGGGTGCGAAGGAGTTTTTCGGGATACTCGTTCTCGAAGTGATACTCCAATTCTTCGGCTTTCTCACGAGCATATTCAATATATTCGTGCCTGCCTTCACGGATTTCCCGATCGAGCAACTTAGATAGGAGTACCCCGATTAACTCTTCCATGTTTAGTTAATTAACCTCCGCAATTTATTGTTAATGTAACTTCCTGCTGGCCGAAAACACAACCATATTCATTGGTAACGGTTACCATGAAAATGTAAGTGCCATTGACAGTATTTATCCAGTTCAAAGTGCCAGTCGATGATTCCATTGTCAGAACAATGTCATTGATGTCATCACTGCCATCAAGCTGTTCAATTGACCATGTTAATGCTGGTGCGCCTGAGATAGCACCTACATTCAGGACTGCTGCGAATAAAGCCTCTTCAGTACCTTCAGAGCAAAGTGATGTCCAGTTGAATCCCTGATAATCTGATCCACCTTGCATTGAGATGATGTAATAGAGACCCTCAAGGAAGGTGTCAGTATCGAACTCATAAGGCAAAGGATTAACCTTACTCACCCAGTTCACCGATACTTCGGCCATCTGGTAAGTGTTCAGGTCAGCAGTTACTACTGGATCACCGATAACAGTCACATAATAGCCGGAGGCATCCCAGATGCGACCAGGAGTGAAGTAGTAGAAGTCGAAGTTCTGAGCAGTAGCAAGGATGTCATTGTAGAACTGAACATTGTTCTGAACTACACCCTGCATGTCCTGGTAATTGATAGTATGGGTCTTTGCAAGAGCCTTTGTGTTCTGCATACCTCTGCCAGCAGTGGTTGCAGTTTCTGGCCTTGGCTTTTCACCAGAGGTATTGAAGACCAGGTAAGCCTCACCATTTAGGTAGCGGTCATAAAGAGCTGCTATCCAGAGGTCAGCAGTAGACTTCTCGTTGGCAGTGAGGGCAGCAGACTTACGAACATAAGCCACCGCCACGATCTTATTCTGAAACTCTGGGTCACAGAGAAAGTTCTGATAGCACCCTACATCGGGGCATGTTAATGAAAATATTGACATTGTTTTTTTAGCAAGTTAAGCAACTTGAGTTCCTGGGCTGAAAGCCCTGAATGAGTGCCTGAAACTTCATTTGTGATAAAGTTTCAAATGAGCTTTGATTGGTGAAATCCTGAGTGGTGGCAACCTCAACATCTCCCCGAACAAAGATTGACTTCCCTTCCCAGATAAAGTAAGGATACCGGGTGGCATCGATCATCGCAAGCTGTGTATCCAAGTCAAAGAAATCTGTATGCAAATCTACTGATAAATCCTGCTTATTCTGCGGCCTTCTCGTAACTCCATTAGACTGCCTGTATAGGCTCTCCTCAATGATAGGCTTCTCTCCTCCACCATTAAGACCTATCCTGACTCTCTGCTTCCAGCCATTAAAGTATTCAAAGCCCTGGGCAATGGAGTCAGAATCCTGCCAGAACTCAATCATTGTACTGAAGCAATCAGAGGCATCAATGTTAATGATGTTGCTCAGGCTGTAAAGTTCAAAGGAAGTCTCTGTTTCAGGTGGGCATTCGCAAGGTTGATATTCAGTTGCAAACCATAGAAAATTCCAATTGTCTTCAGCATCCGTAACTCCTGATTGCATTCTATATTCTTCACCACAATCAACTGTAACCACCCATATAAAAGTAAAATCATTGAAAGTTTCACTATAATCAACAGTCAGACCGGGAATGCTATTGCCAAAGTCAAGAACTGTATTAATTAAATCAATTGGCGCAATGGGGAAAGGTGTTGGGCATTGATAAACCTGAGAGTAGTTTGTGCCATCGAATAAAGCAAATGTGAGAAACTCTCCAGGGTAGTCATCATTCATTGTGTTTAATTCGATCAATCCACTCAGACCGTAATTGAAGGTTAATTCACAAGTTCCTGATGGTGGTGTAATTGTTGGCTCATTATATAAACCCATCCGGTAACACCCTTGCTTGCTTGGAATTGTAACCGATGCTTGCAACTGTTCAGCATCAATTGTGCTGCACACACAAGTGTAAGGCTCAGTTGTAAATAGCTCATCATTTACACCACCAGACAATTCATTGTTAAATGTGTAATCAAATCCACATGGTAAATTAGAAGCAGTGTAGGTAAATGTATAATTGCCATCCTCCTCGGTTATCACTATGCCAAATGCTGATGCAATGGCAGTGATGCTGCTCATGGTCAATTCGGGTAAGCCAAAAATTAAAAGAAAGTTAGCAACTCCAATAATTCCAGGCTCATCACTTTCAATTGTCCATTTTAAATTTACCGGAGGATCAAAGACAGATGAGGGAATAGCATTATTAATTGCATCAAGGTAAGCCTCTACATTCTCAGCTGTCAATACATAGCTGAATGCATATTGACAAGTTGACTCACAGGTTATAGATGTTGGCCTTATTGCATTACCTATCTGCTGAATAAATGTTCCATCCTGCTCAAACAATCCAACCAATGCAGAATCAACCCCAAGCATATTGGCATCCCAGACATTAAACTGGAATTGATCTCCTGGCTTGGCAGGCATAGCATAGAACTCCTCAGAGACATAGCAACTTGAAGTGAACTCTATAAATTCAAAGTCAAATGTGTCATCATTATATAACCATCTGCCGGCTTGAAGTGGCAAATACGGCAATCCAGTTGTTTCGGTATATGCACTTAAAAAGTTATAGACCGGATTTGCAAATTCATCAGAGACAAATCTCTGCCAAAGCCAATTGCCATCAAGTCTGCCTACCAGAATAAACTTCCTTCTGGAGGCATTTACAAAATTAAATTGAACTCTTTCGTAAGTAGTGAAGGAAGGATAGTTAACTGACTTTACCCATCCATCGGGCATGGTGAAACTATTATAAGTAGCCAGTACGGAAGTGGTATAATCAGTATCAGCAATTGATGCCTGAATGATGCGCTCCATGATGCTGATGATGTAGGTATCATCTCCATCCAACTGAGGCAATTCAAATAGCCTTTGGTTTTGATAAGGCAAGTTGTCGGCAGGAAATCTACTTACTACTCCATCTACTAATTGCAAATCTCTGGCTCTGGCAAGTGCAGATGTAGCAACATTGGTTGTCTGGTTAAGTGAATATACAGGAGGGAAAAAAGCAGACCCATTTAGATCAACAATTTTTAATGCCTCTCTTGCTTTAACCTCTTGCTCTACTAATGTAAAGTCAACCCCAATCGGGGAAAAAAGACCAGGAGTAAAAGCATTGACATTAGCATTAACTACCTGCTGTGTGGTGTTGTTAAAAAACCCATTGATGGTAATTACCTGACCTGCTGTGGTAGCCGTGAGGTCAGGGTTAAAGATGTTAATGTTATACTCCCAGTTGGGGATGTCGCTTATTTTTTGAATGGTAAAATCAAACTCACCAAAATAGGGTGACTGGGTGTAAGTGTTTATGAATTGCTTGATCAGGTTATACCATTGATTAATGGTTTTGCCAGACCAGGGATTGCCACCCACATAGGTAACCAAGTCATTCCTGATTTCATTCAGAAGGTCAGACATGATCTGGTTATCCGGATAAAATCCGGCATTCCATGCTTTGCTAAATCGGTAAAATGGATGTGGATTAGCCATTGGTCAATGTGTCTATTATCATCTGTGCCGATGTCTGAAGAACTCCGTTGATGGTTACCTGATTGGCAACTAAAGCAATAACTGAATAGTAAATATCATTTTCGATTGTTGTCAAAACCACATCTTCTGAACTATGTTGTAAATCAATGACATTGTATTCTAATCCATTAAATAATAATAATTGATTATCAAAAATTAGTTCTAACATGTTATTGTGGGATTATTTGAATTGACCTAATAAATGCTGAGTATGATGCTGCACTTGATGTAGTTGTTACAATTATATATTGACTGACAGTCCAATCTATGGCAGAGATAGTATTCGTTCCATTGATTACATCGGTAATTGCTGTTGTGCCATTTTGTGGTAAATTATATTGAGTTTGTGTTGTTGGGTTAATAATTAAAACACTTCTTTCCATTATTGTAGCACTATAACTTAATGCTGCTACAAAATTCCACAATCCTAAGTTAAATGCCCCCACAATGCTTGCCGGGTTTGTTCCAATGTAAATTCTGGTAGCCACTACATTAAATCCGGGATCACTTTTTCTAATTCTTACAATAATTTTAAAAGCAGTTTGTGCCGAAAATGTATTCGCTGGAATTAACAGAGTCTTATTAATTGTTTCAGCAGTTCCGGTTGTTTGAGTTTCTGTGGTGTCTAATAGATATGAGGCATTAATAGTGCCACCATTTCTTGTCCAACTTAATAATCCCGAACCATTAGTCTGTAAAATCTGACCACTTGTACCTGCATTAACTGGTAATGTTAGATCATAATTAGAACCCATTGCCTGAGCCTTGATACCTACTGATTGAGTCCCACTTCCTGAAGGTTCAAGAAGTCTAATCTCTCCGGCACTTGTTCCATTGCTAAATGATGGCACAGTAGTGTCAATAACAACATTGCCAGAGGCATCAGGCAAAGTAATAGTTCTGTCGGCAGTAGGTGCAGTTAATTGAATGTAGGTTTCATGTGTATCCGTTTCCGACCTGAAGCCTAATGCCCTTGTTGCCTTCTGCCAAAACATTGTCAGGTAATTAGTAATACCTGTTGGCGCACTATTGGCAGAGTGGATGTGCAAATGACCATTGCCATTGCCAGTACCAATCTTAGGTGTTTCAATCTGAACAAATCCTCCTGAGTAAGTCAGTTCAGGAATGCCACCAAAAGCACCACTATTGTTATACTGAACCTCTGTATCTGCTCCTCCTGGAGTTCCTCCAGTTCCATTAGCAGCAGCAGTAATTCTGCCTTGGGCATCCACAGTAATGTTGGCATTGGTATAGCTATTTGGAGTAACCGCAGTATTAGCAAGGTTCAATGTAACTGCACCGCTTGTGCCTCCTCCACTTAATCCAGTTCCGGCAGTTACGGCAGTAATGTCTCCTCCTCCTCCTCCTCCGGAAATCGGGAAGAACCCAACCATCCTCCAGTTGCCTGATCCTTCTGAGACAAGCATAGCGCAGTCACCTGCGGCAGTAGTGATGTCAGAGCCTCCGGGCAACACAAGAGTTGCTGAATCGGTTATTGTGCAGACCCCATCGAAGACCAGGATAAACCTTGCCCCTGCCGGGCAAATGCCAAATGAATTAACCCCATTGAATGCTCCGGTGATGTGCAGATAGTTGCCCGATGCATTTGCCAGATTAATACTTGCAGCAGCAGTTAAGGCACTTCCCTCATTCTCATAGATCGCATTCTCCAGAGTACTCTTGTCCTTCTGGGTGACAAAGCTATCCACAGCATCATCAAGCCATGCCCTGAGTAGTGCAGGTGTGATGAAGTTAGTGTTATTGTCCGGGAAGTTAGTTAATGCATTGGCATCTAATGATGCCCTGGTTATGTTAGCCATCTATGTCGAAGCCGTCGCTGAAGCCATCTGAGAAAGCACCTCCTTCAAGGGCATCCTGTGCTGACATCAGCAGAGTGAATTTTGTTGTACCTCCGGAAGCATCCTCCGGCTGATTGGTGGCCTCGGTGATAAACCCTTGCACATCCAAGCTACCAGAGGTGAGCCTGACTTTCCGGTACTGCTCATCCTGGCTCAAAGTTAAGAAATCGCAGAGACTTTGTGGATAGCTAAACTCAATGCCTATCGGCTTAAATAAGTACTCCTTTTCTCCATCTCTCAGCACATCTGGTCTTGGGCTGACATTCTCATATAGTGGGTCATCAATTAGATATTGCTGGCATGGTTCGGTGCTGTCATCTATCTGGCTATAATAGCTGGTCTGATATTGACCCACCTGAAATTGCAGCTGTGGATTGGCAAGTCCATAGGTGTGCATGCCAAGCACCTTCCACCACCTGAGTGCAATTCTCGCTGGTGTGTGCCAGATGTTGTACAAGTTTTGCAATGGCGAAGAGCTAAAGGCAATAAAACTGGATGGCATGCTGATTTCTCCAGGAGCAAAGGTTACTGTGCCTGTCTCCTGTGGTAGGTTAAAGCAAGTGCCTTCGATTGAGCTTAATGTCACCTCTGCTCTTGTAAGCCAGATGATGAATGTCTCATAGTCATTTGGCCTATCTGAAGTAGCACCTCCAAAGGTTATGCCGGATAACCTCCTGCTAAACTCAATGGCATACCCTTCTCCGATAATGTTTGTCCTCATGTCCAGCTTTGCTGTTGAGTTCTCAGCCATTGCCCGGTTAGCAACAAAGTAATTCCGGTCGGTGTGTATGGCAAAGACTCCAGAAAGCTGTATGTTTTTCCATGTGTCAGTAAAGCCAAGGGTGATGTTGTTCATTAACATGTCAACCTTAGCCATCTGGGTTACTTCACCGACATTGTAAAAGGTGGAGCTAATTGAGTTTTGGTAAAAGTACTCCCTTGGCTCAACTCTGATTTTCCACTCTGATCCAGTCCACTCAAATGCCCATCCGAGGCAAAAGATTTTGTCAAGGTCTTCAAAGATGGCTTTCCAACTTGTCCTTAATGCTCCAAGTCCATCCTGACCATCTGCCTGCCTTAATCTCAGGCCATTGGTCAGAACATTGTTCCAATAGCAGCCATTATCAGCCTCACTAAAGCAATCAGACAGCAGCTTATTGTTACTGCCAGTCATTACATAGATGCTCCTCCTGAGCCATTGCTCAATGGTCAGGCAATTGGCTGTGGAGGCATACTCTCCAGAGTTAATCTCATTCAGATTGATTGTGTAGCCATTGCGAATGGTTACATCTACTGCCTGATTAACCGTGCTGAAAGTATATTGACCAAATATTAGTGCAACAGTTATGCCTACCCCAATAGTGAATGTGCCTGTATATGTAGTATTTACATTTATAAACTGACCGGGTGCAAGTGTAATACCATATAGATTTACAGAAGGTGGGAATGCTTGCGGAATATTGCCATTGAATTGTAAGAGGCTTAATTCTACGAGAATAGACCCAGTTGTGTCATTGCTCTGAAGGTCAAAGTCTATTGATATTGTGTAGCTAAAGGTTCGGGTTGTTGTTGAATTGTTTTTAAAAATTGGATACCCTGGCAGATTGCCATCACCTAAAACAAAAATTGCATTGGCATCAAACACTGACCCATAATTGTCAACAAAGTCTTTCTGTTGCCAATAGGTGGGAACAATTGCATATCTATTACCATTAGGGCCAAGTGGCCCATTTCTTAAATAGGTGGTGCTATCAGCAAGGTTCTTACCATTAGCCTGAAGGTACAAGTCTTGCCTGTGCAGCCTGATCTCCTTTTGACTAAGGGCTGATATAGCATTGTCATTTAGGTCGGTTGTGCTGGTCAGGTCAATCTCAACATCCTGCCGAGCTTTGAACTCCTCCCTGAAGTTGTCATCAATAATGCCAACCGTTATCTCCCAGCTATCAGTGTCACAGACATTATGCTCTTGATAGATTGCCATGTTTAAAAAGCCATCAAACTGCCAAGGAGCATTATTGTAGCCTACATCTGAGGTAATGGTTATGGCAATCGGCTGATTAATGAAGTACTGGTCATAGATGGCCTTGATATATTTAGCACCCTTATTATAAAACTTTAATTCGGTGCTGAATGGTTGGTCAATGCCATGACTTTCCATCCGGATAGCAGTAAACTCAATGGCATCCCAGCCAATCGGTTCTTCTACTTCATTGCCATCAAGGTAAAACTTCCAATTTGCCATGTAGCAAAGGTAAAAAGAAAAAGCCCCTGCATCGCAAGAGCTGTTTCACTTGATCTAAACCAATAAAAGTACCTATGACTACTGAGAACTTCTGAACCTGTTGTTCAAAATCTTAGTTGTTCTTCGCTCGGTGCGAATATACTTCTCAAATCCTCGCTCATCCATATTAAGTTGAGTGATGGGCAGAGACTTCAGAATGCTGCCTAATTCATCCAGCTTGCCTACCATTGGATTGGCTGTTGCCTGTCCTCCGGATAAACGATTAGCCCAGAATACCTCCTGCTTGCTTAAGCTGGAGTTAGGAATAACCTGCGAGCCTTTAGGCAGGTCAACCAGGGTAGCTGTTGGTGGAGTGAAGTAAACCTTGCCTGACTTGGTTACTACCTTCTCCACACCTTTCTCACCTACCATTGCCAGACCTCCCTCAAATGGCTTGCCTTTAGTACCCTCAGCAAACTCAGGTACTTTTTGAGCCATGATAAATCCAATCTGAGCAGCCTGAGCAGTTAATGTTATCGCAGCTAAAATTGGATTTACGGTTGTCCATTTTGCAATGATGGCAGCAGTTTCAAAAACTACTCTGGCAATAGCAGCATCTCTTTCAGCCCTCCATGCTTTTTCTTTAAGTTCTTTCTCCTTTACTGCTTTTTCTTGGTTGATCTGATCAATCTTCTGCTGGTTGCCATCGGCTAAGGCTATCTCTGCATTAGCTCTTTTATTTAGTAGGGTAATCTCCCTATCTATTGATTGAGAGTACAACTGAAATGCTCCGGCTACTAATTGATTGCCTAACTCAATGGATGCTGCCTTAATTTCCTCTGCTTCCTTATATTTTTTTATCTCCTTATCAATTGCCTCTTTATAGGTACTCTCGTATTGAGAAGCGAATTTTTTCATGGCTGCCAATCGGGAGTCAAATAATTTTTTGTCATCCTCTTCTCTCTTGGCATTCTCTTTGGCTAAAAAGTCAGTCAATGATATGGCTGTTAACTTTTCCTTCTCAACCGCATCCTCGTAAGCCTTAGCTGCTGCCTGCGCTGATAGCTCAGCATTGTCTACTTCAATTTGTTTAAGACCAATTTTCTTCTCTAAAAACTCTTTTTTAAGGTCATAAACCTGCTGTTCATAAATTTTTTCAGCAGCAAGTGCAGTAGTAGGATCACCTCTTAGCTCACCCAATAACTTGCGCTGTTCCTTCTCCAGGTTAAGAAGCTGCAATCGGTCTTGAAAGTTCTGTTTCTCAGCTGCCACTCGCTCCTTCTCTGCTTTCTCGGCAGCTTTTCTTGCTTTTTCAGCATCTGCCTGCCGTTGTTTTTCAGCATCGGCTAATTGTTTGGCTGTCTTAGCTGAATTTTCAGTTCTTAACTTAATCTGTTCTTCTGCTGCTGCTATTCTACCTTTATAATTGGCAATATCAAGATTAGACTGCTCAATTATTTTCATTGCCTGTATTAACTCAGCACTACCTGTTCCGAAATCAGCTGCTGCTGCTCTCTCAAGTGAGGTAGCTTTATTTGCAATCGCTGAATATTTAATTAAATCATCAGTGCTTGTTTTTAAGCTATCTTTTTGTTTTTTGACAAATTCATCTAATTGGTCATCTGTCATTTTTAGCATTTGCTGCTGATAAAACTGAAAAGCTGTTAGTTCGGTAGTTGCAAATCGCTCGGCATCACTTTGTGCATTTCCAAATAATTTATTGATGCTATCCATAAAATCGGCAGTGATTACCAATGCATCCGTTAGTATTGGCTTAAGAAGTGTGCCTATCTTGTTAAGAAAGTTATCCCAGGCATCGCCTAAGTTATTGACCTGACCTCCCAGAGTACCAGACACAGCAGCAGCTGCCCCAGCTACACCTTCATAATCGCCAAGGCTAAGAATGTACTCTCTGATTGCCTCATTGGTAAACTTAGTCTGAGTCTGCACACCTTTAAAGGTGAAGGTAACCTGGTCTCCTGCCTTCTGCGCCCGGATGCCAAACTCTTTCAATCGCTCAAACTCACCTACCTGAGCATCAATGATGGCCTCGGTGAGCATGTCAAAGTTTTTACCTGTGCTGGATGCCAGATCACCCAGCTTACGCATCTCTTCAGTGGTAGGTTTAAATCCCTGATTGGCAAGTTTGACAAAGGATGCTGTCAGCTCCTCCACCGAAAATGGAGTTGTTTTAGCAAATTCCTTTATGCCTTCCAGAGCAAGTGATGCTTGCGCTCCACTGCCTAATGTGTTTTTAAGTACTGCTGCCAGCTTTTCAAATCGAGCAGTGACATCAAATATAGCTTTGCCAAATCCAACAACAGCAGTTATGGTAAATGCACCGGCTATCATCGGACCAAGTGGTCCGAGCTTGTTCATCATGCCACCGATTCCACCCTGAGCCTTATCAAATGCTCCGGATAGCTTGTTGCCTGTCTCAGTGGCTTTTGTTGAGGTATCGTTAAGCTCCCGGTTAAATTTCTTTAACTCACTAACCGCATCTTGCTCCTCCTTACTAAGGTTGTCAAAGCTGGTTACTGCCTTCTTTAGCTCAGTGTCATCAATGACATACTTAATTTTTATTTCATTGCTGGATATTGCCATTGGCTTATTGTTTGGCTCAAAGTTAGCCAAAAAAAAACCACCGGAATCCAGTGGCATTTTCTCAAACTAAACCTATGTTAAAAAAAACCTACTTCTTCTTTCTCTGTTCAGTCAAAAAAGTGCTTACAATGAGGTAGTATTCGTAGACTGGCCTTTCGACCAGGAATTTAATTCTCTGAGCATCTCCACCTGTGACTCTAAACTGTTCATCAAATCTCTGTCTATGCTGTCGGATGATTGAAGTCCAATAATGTGTTTCAGGTTGTTTAGGTTTTGAATTGTTTCTGCCTGTAAATAAGTCGGGAAATTCGTGCTGTATTCGGTCAAAGAGGGCAGAAAGGCGTACTCCGGCAGTTTCAAAAAAAAACCCTCTACATCATTGTGCTTCATCCAATGCTCCAGCTTCAGCTTGTTGTATGGGTACTGGTAGTCTAATGGGTTCTCATGCTCATCAAAGTAAACAACAGTTGCCAGTTTCAGCTGCCTGGTCATGCTCATGCTCATCTCCATCTGCTCCTTTAGCCGGGAGGCCAGTATGCCAATCTCATAGAGCTTTTTCTCATCCTTCTTTTTCTTGTCCATGAGTAAGTTGATCAGGCCATTGTTCCAGCCCTTCAGATAGTCAGGGTTAATCTGCCAGAGTTCTTCTGTGAATATATCTCTGGCTGCTATTGCCCTCTGGAATGGCACATTGACCTCTGAGCTGAAGCGGAAGTAGTTAATGCCTCCGGATGTGAAGGCAAACTCAATCTGATCCCAGCGGTCTTTCGGTGCTAATCCTTGGTAAAGTATTCTGCCATCTTGCTCCGGTATAGCAGCTTTTTCTGGAGTCGGTTCAGGAGCAGGAGCAGGAAGTGGTTTAGACCTAAAAAAATTGAACATAGATAGAATGGATAATCAAACATAAAGCAACCGATGAGCAGGAACTGCCAAGCACCGGAGCAGAATGGGCATTCACCAAGTGGCTTCGCCCAGATGGTTGGTAGCTTCTGGATTTGGCAGAGATACCACTGCCCAAGTGGGTGATCCTCCAGAAGGTAGTCCAGGAACAATGAGAAGGATGCGCTGAGTAAAGCTATCAGAGCCAATGTCAGCAGGCTCGGAATCGTGTGGTAACTCGATAATGCAACAGCCTCTGCGCTTGCCCCCGCAACTTGCATCAATGTCATAGTTCTGGTTGTTCATTGTTGAAAACATTTATGATTAATTGTGCTGTCTCTATGTTGGTAAATGTACTGATGAAACTTAGGCAGATGCTGTCGTACTCCTTGCCATCAATAGCAATGAATGGCACAGGCTCATTGGTAACTGAGTCATTGAAGTAGATGCTGTACTGACCACCGAAAGCATTGAGAAAGCCCTCCGGAATCTGGGTGGCATCAAGGTCAACAAAGCCATCTGGGTTAATTGTCAGCAATTGCCTGACATTGACATTCACTCCCGGCTTAACTATGTTGACAATGATGTCCTCCTGATCATAGCCGGGAGGAGCAAAGATAAAGACATCATCAGGGCAGCTGGGGAATGGCTGACAGATGGGATAGCAGTTATTGCAACATAGTGCCATACTTTTCCAGATTAAAGTTGCTGGTGATTTCGGCAAAGTTAGAGAAAATAAAATATCGGAAGGCATCCAGAGCATGCGACTTGTC